GTCTTACTCCTAAATGCCCTTAGTTGACTTGTTTTAATACTGCAATCGTATGCGTACCCGATGCAGCAATACCATATAAGCCTTCGTGATCGCCTACCGGCACTTGCAGTTTATCGCCATTATCTAGTTTGTAGCCGTTAGATGTAGTTACGTTAGCATCGCCTAAATAGACAGCACCGCCGCCTAGATTATGTAGCAATACTGTCTGATCCATAATATTGGCAGCTACTAAAAGTGTGGCTGTTGTAGTTACTGTTACTTGTGCGCTAGTCGGCATAACTTAGTCCTAACTTCTCTATTAGTTTGGCAGCCTTTACGGGATCTATTCCCACCTCAAAATGCATTTCATCTTTACGATTACGATAATCGCCGCCCCACACTAATCCGTATTTTTTAGCTAGTGCTTGGATCATTGGTACTTTCTCAGCTGGGAACGTGCCCGCACGGCCAAGCGGATGGCGCGTAGCGTTCAAGTCAATCGCACTGCCCGATGCGTGATTGCTTAATTTGCCTGGAACTTGGCGTACTTCTCTGTAGCAGTACCCCCAGTCGTCAAGCGCACCGCCATCGATCGGCTCGATCAATTCATTAAAGGCCTCTGCAAAGGCAACCAATAAAGGTGCAGCAAAATAGGCACAGCGCAGTTTTACCTTGCTGCCCTTAATCGGGTAAGACTTGATACGGATCGACTCAACATCCTTAGATGCTGGCCAGCCGTTATAGCTAATCGCTGACACTTGCCTGCTGCTCGTCATATGTGGATTTCAGCATTGAAGTAAATTCCCCGTTGCCTCGGTCAATAATCGCGTGGCTTACGCTTTTGTCATCTTCAATAAACGTCACTTTATCCATTTTTATAACTCCGCACTAAATCCAAGATAAGCACTGGCACTTCCAGCACCTCTTAATTCGTAGGTTCGATATTGAGTAAGACCAGATGCAACACCACCAACGACAGCGGCATTTGTTGGGTTATTCATTGCGCTGCTCAAAGTTAATGTACTTATGCTAGTGCTTGTCACAAAATCTGTTAATTGCAAAGTTGAGAACTCAATAGATGTAGCTGCTACTCGCATAGTTACTGGATGTTTTATTGGTAAAACTGTAGCTGTAGTTGAATAAGCAATTCCAATACCATAAAGGGCCTCTAAAATAGTTCCATCGCATGATTGCCGCCAATAATAACGCTGACAAGCTGCTAACTCAGTTGCCAAGGTTGGCGTAGCTAATGCCCAAGTTGTCGCAGTACCGGCATTAAATTGAACTTTTGAAAGTGTTTTTGTTCCACCTGAAGCCGTAAACTCAACGACAACATTGGCTGCACCATCTGCCGTAAATGTAACTGGCGATGCTGCGTAAGATGGTGGCGTACCACCTGAATTATAAACTCGACCTGTAGCAGTACCAGTCCATGAAAGTGTATAAGTACCAGCTGGTACTAAACCTTGTTCAATAACTTGCTGTAATCCTCCACCTGAGTTAATAGTCAAAGATTGACCCTGAGTAGATGCAGTAAAGGTTAAAGTAGTATTAGTAAAGTTAGATTTCCATCTATCAAAACCATATGAACCAGATGCTAAATTAGCAGCTGATACATATGCTCGCTGGTTTAAAGCAAAATTAGAGTTTAAAAGTAAATTAACGCCACCTGCTATTGAGCCAACGGCTACCCACGCTGATCCGCTGTAATATTCAGTTGAATTAGTATCTTTTAAATAAGACATATTGCCTTCTTGTGGGCTTGTTACAGCTGCAGTACGAGCCGCTGCATCAGCGAATACCCACACGCCCTGCATCAAGTAGCCATTAGTATCCGCGGCAGTTAGCACATCCCCGGTAACGAACGTTTTTAGGCCTAATCCAGCTGCCATTTTCTATCTCCTTAGTAACTTAATACAGACGTATCAAGTACGCCATATTGGGTTGAGTTTAATATAAACCCGTCAATAACAGGTTCAAGTGTAGTAAAGGTCGTACGCCATTTATTTGGTGTGACTGTATGAGCCACGCCGAAAACTTGCAGGGTCTTAGTTAGGGTAGATGCACCTGGCTGGTTAGTAGTAATAGTTACCGGGTCAAAGAATTCAAGATCAAGCGCAGCTACGATGCCATTGGCGTAGTTATCTGTGTATAGGTCTAGCTCGATTGCATCGCATCGCACGCTAGTTTCGGCACGGCTGGCAACGTATGCACGGGCATAGTCCAGGGCTACTGCATCGGTCTGCATGAGTAAATTCTGGATATTGTAAGTATGGGCAAAATACTTTTCAACACTAGCTGCGTTAGTAGCGTTTTGAACCGTGCCACCTGTACGGGTTACGTTTGCCTGATTAAATACAAGCGTGTCATCAAGTCGCCATACGGCGTTGAAATAGCCGATGTCTGTGCCGTTATCGTTAAACACGGTAGGCGTACCGCCAATACTGGCAACCGTTACGGTGCGATCCTGAAATACGAAAGAGCCAGATGCATCAACATAGAACGCGCCATACTCGCTATTTGTAACGGTTTGTAATGCAGCCAAGGATGTACGAGCTGTGCCGGGGTCTGCCTGCATAGTAGTTAAACCTGCATCAACATCACGCATAGATGCTGGCCAGTCAATTTCATCAAGTATCTCGTTAATCCGTGTGCCACTTAGGTCGCCTGCAGTTGCACCTGTAACGGTACTGATCTGAGCATTTTGAGCCAGTCTTAGAGCATCTACGGCTTGGATGACTGTATAAACTACATCGGTAGCATTTTTAGGGGTACTGGTCGTATAGCTAGTAATAAACCCTGCAAACATTGGATAAGTAACGCCATTATAGGTAGCCGATATAGATACCTTACGCATCGGATTTAACAGGCCAAAATAGGGACTGCTAGGGTTTTGCGGATTAAAGTCGCCGTTTTGATCCACGATGCGTAGGGTCATTGTGCCAGTTTGGAATTCATCGGCCTGAGGATTGCGGCCGCGCTTAATGCTTACGCTATCTACTACATCGCTTACATCTACGATAACCGCAGCTGAGTCTGCCAATACGTTAGTACCAAATATGCCTTCACCGATAATAAATGCTTGTGCAAAACTAGGCCCTGTAGAAAAGTTAATAACCGCGTTGATTACTGGGACTGTCATTAGCCGTTGTCCACTAAAAACCCAGCAGCTATGCGTGGCAAACCTTGCCTATTAGCATTTAGTAATGCATCGTTTACTTTGTTAGTAAAGTCATCACCATCTAATACGCTGCCTTCGATAACTATATTAATAGCTGGAGATTGGATACCGAATCCTGGGCCACCGACTGCGCCACCATAAGGGTTAAACATCGAGGATGATCCTGTAGCCGATTGGGCAGGCGTTACATTTAATACCGCAGCTGCTAAGGCATCTACTGTAGTTTGCGACTGCGTAACCGATGTAGCGGCAGCATCGGCGGCAGCAGCGGCCTCTGCAGCAATATTTTCTACCTTAGCCAAAATATCCGAAATAGTGTCATCCTCTGCAAATATGTCACTAGTATCTGCAATTATTTCGTCTAAGGCAGTTTGTTCCTCTTTGGCTGCATCAATCGCAGCTGTTACTGCTGCTACCTTCATATCGTAGTTACGGTCTGCATTTTGGCTAGGATTGTAATTAACACCGGGAACTAAGCCCGGAACATCGGCTATGCCTTTGCCTAACTTACCAAGCTCTACCAATGCTAAAGCTAGACTGCCAGCCCATGTAGCAAACGGGTCTTTAGTTTGACCGATTGCTAAAAGATCGGCAGCAATTTTGGCATTTTTGGCTTGTATATCCTCTAGTTTCTTTTGCAAAGCTTCGGCTTTATCTGCGTTGCCTTCCTCAATAGCCTGCATAAGTAATAAACGAGTACGTTCCTCATCGCTTATTTTGCCTTTTAATGCAGCGGCTATCTGAATCTTTTGAAGTTCAAATACAGCAGCAGCTTTTTCAAGTTTCAATTTGTTTGCAGCTGCTAATTTATCGGCTCTAATCTTTGCAGCGGCAGCTGCTTTTTCTGCTGCAATTCTAGCGGCTTCGGCTTTAGCAGCAGCTCTTGCAGCAAGTAAATCACTACTTACGCCTGAGCCACCTGTATAGAATCTACGCGCAGATGGCCGTTTAACTAATTTAGAGGCTGTGCCTTCTGTAATATTGCCAGTTACAAACGCGCTTACAAAGTCTAATAAATTGTATTCGCTTACATCTTTAAGTAGATCGCTAACTGCTGTAGCAAACTTATTTACGTTAGCAGTAGCAGCATTTATATCACCATTACCTGCCATGTCTGCAAAAAGATCTACTAAACCTTCGCCTATAACTTCTTTAGCATTGGCAGATGCAACAGCCAATTTATCTATAGATCCGGCAAATGTATCAATATAGGCTTTGTTTGCACCTTTGCTCTGTTTAATAAGAATTGCTTGAATCTCAGCAAAATCTTTAGTAGCTAGTTCTGCATCGGTTAAGCCTGTATTTAATTGTTTTAAGCCTTTGTAGTTTCCAACGTAAGCACGGGATAAAGTGTTAATAACCGCTGAAAACTCCAAGCCATTAGCCCTAGCTACATCAACGGCTAAAGCCATTAATTCCTGTGTTTTAGTGGTGGATAAAGTTACTTTTGATAACTTCGCATAGGCTGGTCTTAGTTCATCATCTAGGATATTTGTTTGCGCTTCAAGTGTTGCAATAAAATTTTCAGCGTTTTGCGATTGATAAGCCAAACCTAAGTTTTTAAGATTTTGGCGTAATGCGGTTATAGCTGCATCATCCTCAGCAAAAGCTTTTACAGCTTGCTTAGAAAAATTGACTATTGCTCTAGTACTAAAAGCCAAGCCAAAAGCACCAGCTAGTTTTTTAACATTATTAGTTAATTTTTGTGTGGCTTTATCCGCTTGATCGAACGCTTTTTTGCCTTTATATTCAACGGCTAAATCTACTCTTACGGATGGATCAACGGCCATTAGTTATACCCCACAGCCGCATTAAATTTATCCCGGGCAGACTCGATGGCTTTAATAACAGCTGCGTTAGTCTTTCCACCATCCTCTTTCCATGCACGAAAAATTGCACGGCCTTTCATTTTGCGCGATCTACGGCCTGCGCCTGTTTGATTATTCGCATCTACTATCGTGCTGTATTGATTCATAGCTTGTACAAATAAATAACCAGCTTCGGGATTATTGCTCTTGCCGTATTTTTTATTAGTGCTAGTTGTGTAACGATACTCGCCAGCACCTGTATCGCGCCGATAAGTAGGAATTACAACCTCACGCATTTTTGCTTGCTCACGGCCGTTAGGGTGTACACGGCCAGCAGTTTCATAAATAGCACCCGATGCGGATGCATTTTGAATACGCGCTAAAGATCTAAAGCCTGAACGGTTTACCTTGCTAGGTGTGGTTTTGTAACCTACGCCGCCTCTAGCATCTTTCCCATCCCATACTGGAAATTTGCCGTTACCCGATGCTTTACCGTAACCCGATAAAGGGGCTTGGGATGGAATAAACCCACGCGCCTTAGACACAATAGGTTTAAGCAAACTAGCTAATTCTTTTTGCATATCTTTAGCTAAATCAGGTGTGAATTTTTTCATGGCTTTACGGAGTTCAATGCCGCCTTTTACCGCTACTGGCATCTTTCATCTCCTTATTTCGATCTTTCATCGCCTGAAGTAAAGCTTTAAACATCCTGCTATCTAAAGCTAGTAAATCGTTGGGCGCGATACCCGTTTCCAAACTGATCCGTGCGATCAAGTAAGTAAACGAGTCACGCCCTACGCTTCCGGGTCATCATCCAGAACTTCAACCTTTTTAAGTGTTTTTAAAAATTCTGCACCGAACATTGGCACGGTTTCGCCTGCAGTTTTTAAACACTCCCACGCTAACCAATAAACCATGGTCTGCATCTCATCATCTCGAAAGGCTTTATGAAAACCTTTTTTATAATTCAATTCAAACGCATATTCTATGGATGGCGTGATCTGATGCTCAGATACGTTTCCATCTAGCTTTGTAACTTTTAACTTTGCCATTTTTAGCCCCTATTCTTTCTTATCAGCTAGTTGTAATTACGATTGGTGAATTACAAGTAAATGTAATTGATTGTGTAGCGATGTCTGCTACTGCGCCGTTAATATCGGTAGTGTTATTTACCAAAATTGTGGTGCTGTATAGCGGGTTAGTAGCTGATACCGCTGCGCTTGTTTGCTTTAGCGTAATAGGTACTGTTGTACCCCATGCAGACTGCAGCGTTGCATTTACGTTTGCTGCAGCTGTATCGCTTAGGAAATCTAAAGTGATTGTGGATGCCTCTAAACCCTTAACGAACTTATGAGCAGTATCGCCCATAGCAGTTACTTCGAGTTCATCGAATACACGGTTGATAGTTGCCGATGTAACATGGTCAGTAAGTATTACTGAGTTAAGAGTTACAACGACTGTATTATTTAAATATACGGCCATTTGTTTATTCCTCGATCTGCTCGGTTACGGGTGCTTTTGTTTTTGTTTCTTTTACTGGTGGTGCTTCGATTTGCCCAAT